CTCAATTGTACTGTCAGTCTTCTCGTCTAGAAGTTCTTCTTCTAAGTCGTCAAAGTACTCAGGGGTAAAAAACACGCCGTCTGGCTTCAGGGCTGCAGTATCCTTGAGCAATTTGCCCTTCAGAAACTGCTTGATAGATTTCTTTACTGCATCATCAAACGTCATTGCTTATCATCCCGTAATTAACCATGAGGTATCCATGTTCACCTTCTATGACGGCCTCTGGGTGGGTTTTCTGTACTTCTTGGGCTAGTACGCCGAATGTCGGGTATTTATCTGCGCCAATGCGCTTACCTTCTTCATTCCAGTCCCAAGTGTAGAAGTTAACACCCTTCAACGTATCGTAGTGCTGGATGTTCTCTTTCAGGCGTACATCAGATAGACCCTTCAGGAAGTCCACAGCCCACTTAGAACCTGAGCTAGAGCCTAGGAATGCGCCACCAATTGTCAGTAGCCCTTCCATAAATCCGCTACCGCCCTTCTGCCCAGACTGAGCTTGCATCTGCGCTATTAGTAGACGTAGTTCACGCTCTTGATCATTGTCGGATGTCTTCCAGATGTAGTCTAACAGGTTGTCTGCGTAGTCCCATAACTCGGCTTGCTGCTCTGAGGTGAGGTCTAGGGCAGACTTAACGTCAGTAGTGTACGCATCGAACTCAGCTTGGAAGGTAGTAGTCTCTACAGTCTGTCGCCACTTAGCATTTGCCAAGTCGATCTGGTACTGCATCTCAGCTACAAACTTCTGGCGGTCATTGCGGATGTCTGCGTTAAACTGTGCAGCGTCATTAATTTCGCCAGCATTAAACTTCAGTAGTGCGTTGATCTCAGAGGTATTGTGCCGCTGAATATTCACAGCAAGTTCATCATAGAACTTCTGCATATCGTTGGCGACTTCTGCGCCGAACCTACGAGCTACGTTGGTAGCATTAGTGTTATCAAACAATGCCTGAACGAGTGCTTGCTTGTTAATTACTTCTGCCTGTTGCTCATTAGACAGGTTGGTCAGGTCCATCTCTAGGAAAGCCTTGGCATTCTGCACGGCTGCTTGAGAGCGTACATCCAAGTTAGCCAACTCAATCTGTGACAAGACCTTGGCCTTATTGATAATGGCTTCCTGCTTATTGTTCAGGTTCTCTACAGTCAGTGTCTGGAAGAAGGTGGCTTCCTTCTCAGCTACTCCCATCATAGATTCCATGATAGCGTTAGACATTGCAGCGGTTGCCGCCGTACCTGAGATACCGTTGAAGCTAATGGAACGCATGACATCGCGGTTAACCGCTTGCGCCCAAGGTGGGATAATTGGATTACCGTTAGCGTCTTTAAATTCAGCCGCAATAGTCTTCATCTGCCAGACTATGGATGTCTTGGCATCTACAAACTCTTTACCTTCGCGTACCAGCTTATCAGCCAGTAGCTTACCTGCAGTAGTACTGGTGTCGATGACTTTGGAGAGGTCTACGTTAGCCCAGTCGTTGAGTGCAATACCCAGTTCGTTGGCAGTGCCATCTGCATTAACGCCAGTAGCGGCACCAGTAACGTCAATAGTGTACTTATCCGCGTCTACTAAGTTCTCATCTCTGATCTCGCCTGTGACTGGGTCCACCATCTCATTGTCTGTGAGATTAGCCATTTCTGGATCGTAGGTAGTACCAGTCTTACCCTCTACATCGTCTACAGTCGCTATGTCTTCGTTGGCTACGGTATTAGGGTCGTAGCCCTCATTATCACCGAGCGAGTAGTTAGGGTCATTAGGATCAATGTTCGTACCCTCAGCGTCAGCGTCTAGGGTAGGGATCAAGTCAGACAACTTCATTCCACGGTCTTCGAGGAACTTCATAGGGTCTGCGATGATGGCGTTTGCTTCTGCAGCATTTGTCACAAGACCTGCAGCCTTAGCCATCTCCACAATCTGATCTATGTTAGTAGTATCCCCAGAGCCGCCATCTGACGGCTGTGAGTTGTCCTGCTCTTCCTGTAGAATGCGGTCTGCATCGTCGTCATTACCCTGCGCACGTTGCTCTGCAGCCATGATCTTGTATTTACTGGTGGACTGGTCGTAGCCTTCCATACCGGGAAATAGTCCATTGGCATCCTCTTTCAGAGAATCCATGACCTTCTGCTCACCGTTAATGTCTACGACTTTGACTTCGTAGGGCAGTCCCAAGAAGTTGTATGAGTAGGACATCTCCCCGTTATTGTAGACTTGGCGACCATCTACTACGGAACCTTTCTTAATGTCTTCCTCTGGGTCTAGGTTGTTTGCCCATCCAGAGATTGTACCAATGATACCTACTGGTGAGGTAAATCCTAGAAGTTTAGAAATACCAGACGGAGCCGAACCCGCTGGCTTTTGTGTATCTGTCTCAGGATTGTAGCTCTCGTTTACACCGCTAGAACTCACGTTAGCATTAGTATTCGTGCTATTAGCGGAGCCTGAGTACACTGCGTTGCCAGAGCTATCGCTCCCGTACCCGCCAGAGCTATTAACTGGTACTGCCGTGCCAGCATTACTACCTGAGTCGTAGGTAAGTGTACCGCCTACGTATGAAGCACCATCATTAGGGGTAAACGTATTAGCTACGCTCTCACTAAAGCTATTGCCGCCACCAAAGGTGTTTGCCCATAAACCATTTCCAGCCATTATAGCTTACCCTTTTCTGTTTCACACGCACGAATACGGTCCCGCAACTTTACGTAGTCTGCTATTGCCATTGGGATTGTCGTGTAGTCTTCAGGTAACGCATCTAGCTCAGTGGCTAACTCTTCGTTCCATTCTGTTGAGTATTGTGAGATTGGTGGACAATAAACGTCCAGCTTGGTCCTATAGACCGCTCCCGCGCAACCTGTCAGTGAGAGACTTACGATCATCAATATTATCGTCTTCATGCTCTGCCATCGCTTTGTAAAAATCAGTCGCCTTTTTCTGCGCCTGTAGATCGTCCTTCAGGACTTTATTCTTTTCATTGGCTGCTCCACGCACCTTTCCCATTACGTAAATAATAGGCAGTGCTAGGGCCAATGCGCCAATGATGTAACTCTTAATCTTGCCGAAGATAAACATCAGTGGATACCTTCTTTATTGTCCTTGTATCGAGCGTATGCTGCCAAGGCGATGCCGCCGATAGCACAGATTAAGAAGATGGTTTTGAGGCTGTCTGCGTAGGGAACTAGCCCCTGTAGCTCACCTGCTACCTCATTAAGACCCGTAGCCGCACCCGCAAGTCCTACACCTGCCATAGTCTTAGACTTGGTTAGGGGCTTGGGATGCTCTGCCGTAGGCTTCTGGGGCATCTCAGGACCACCCTCGTCGGAGGGTAGCTGGGCATCACGACTAAAGATTGCTGCCTCTGCAGCGCGGCGACGAGTAAGTCCACGAAGGGGCTGTAGCTTGCCGTCTACTCTGGCCTTGTTCCAGCGCATGATCTGCTCTGGGCATTCGTCGTAATTTCCGCTGTTCAGACGCTTTAGCAAAGTTGATGACCTGAACGCCCCGCCGCCTAAGTTGAATACGAAGGATGTCAGCGCATCGAACTGTCCTTGGGTCAGTGGCACGTTAACAGACTTCTTAACTATCTTTGCGTGTTCGTTAAGATCATCTATTAGACGCTGCTCTGCCTCTGCCACGGTACACTTCATACCAGAGCGAATACCCTTAGTTGCGCCATATCCTAGCGTCCACTTTCCAGCGGGGCAGCGATATGCGTGTACTAGGCCATCGTCCTTTAGCTTGTGTAATCCTTCAAACTTCTTAACGAGTTCAATACAGTCTTTTGATACTGAGGTTGGGTGCATTACTTATCCTGTCGTTGCATAAGGCGATGCGAAGCCAGTACTAGGTGTATTGGCTGACATCGCTGGGCTTAGGTTGCCCATTGATACGTTTGCTCCCTGACGAGTATTTAGTTGAGATAGTCTATTCAGGCTCTGGTTAATATTCAGAACCTGATCCCCTATACGGTTGCCTCCCGCATCGAAGGCTCTTAGCAGTAGGTTACCGTTATCATCTACTGCGCGTGAAATTGATGTACCATTATCCGAGATGCTGTTCTGGATTAGGTTACCTTGGTCGTCGAATGCCTGACCCAACTCGCGGAACTCGTTACGCATATTAACGTCTAGATCAGTCTGCTCTGCAGCAATCCGAGACAAGTCACGTGCCTGAGTATCCAGCTTCTTATCCTGTGCGCTAAAGCCAGATGCAATTGCACGTAGCTCTGTATTAGTATTTGCTTCAGCACTGTCGAAGCGTTGGTCAATCTGTCCGAGTAGGGAGCGTTCATACTGCTCCGCATTATCCAGCATAGTGCCTACGTTCATCTGCACTGCACTAATCTCGTTGCCGTTAGCATCCAGCTTACGCTCAATGACGTTGCCTTGGTCATCCATAGCACGGCTAATTGTATTACCCTGCTCGTCGATTGCATTGGCAATGAGGTTACCGTTCTCATCGAAGGAGTTGGCGAGTGTCTGGTATTGCTGCTTAGTCTCGACACCAATTGTGTCTGCAGTAGTCTGAATAAGATCACGAACATTACCGAGGCGAATGGACAAGGCTTGCTGTGCAGTCTGGTCTGCTAGAGAAGCCTCTGCGAAGCCAGTGCCTACGTCACTACCGAGTTGCTGGAACCCAGTATCAATGCCAGTACCCAGAGTACCAATCTGTTGAGCCAAGTTAGTCTGCCCCTGAGCAGCCGCCTGAGCAAAGTTACCCAAGTCCTCACGCAGACGATCAGTCTGGTTAGCCTGTGCCGTTGCGAGGTCTGCGCGAGTTTGTTGCGCCAGTTCCGTATCCTGACCGTAACGATCTACGTAGGTGTCGAAGCTAGACTTAAACTCGTCTTGTCCAGCTTGTAGATTGTCTTGGTTAGCCATCATCTGAGTTGCATAGGTATCTGCAGTAGATGACATAGTGTCTAGGCTCCCCTGCAGGTCACCCTGACCGCCGAGGATATTAGCCTGTGTATTCGTAAGCTGAGTATTGACTGCATCAGCATTCGTGGCACGTTCACTAGCGGCATCAGCCATGCCAGCGTCTACAGTGTCAAAGCGAGAGCCAGCGGCATCGAAGCCAGCGTCTACAGTGGACTGTACGTTATTTACGTTGTCACCGACTGTGTCCACAGACGATTGTACGTTGCCTACGCTGTCGTCTAGAGTATCAAAGCGACCACCAGCCGCCGCAAAGCCCGTGTCTAGGGAAGACTGTAGGCCACCAGTGTTATTCTCTAGGGCAGTCAGTAGGTTGTTATAATACTGCTCACGGCCTGTAGAAGCGTCAGTGAAGTTGTCTGCCATACTAGTACCGTAAGAGTTTAGAAGCTCAGTTAGGTTAGTGAAGCCAGTGTCCATCTTCTCACCTGCTCCAGTGAAGCCTGTGTCGATTTTAGACCCTAAACCAGTGACCCCAGTAGATATATTATCTAGCTTAGTACCCGCGCCAGAGAAGCCCTCTTCGATCTGCGTACCCAGCCCAGTCTGATTGTTCTGAAGCTGTTTATACTGATCATCTCCTAGCCCCGTGTTAGTGACCGTGGTGCTTTTGTTAAAACTCATGTCTTTATCCTTTCACGGCTAGGAATCCTACGTCCCTGTAGCCCATCCTTTCCAGAAATTTTTTGTAGCCAGTTCCGTAGGCTTCAGTAGACGCGCCGATAGAGATTTCTTCTGCGCCATTCTTGCGGCCCCATTTTTCGAAAGCGTGGACCATTTGCTTTAAAATGAGCGGTGCATATCTACGGTGTTCTGGTATAATACACACCGCCCAGTCTCCCGCATACTTCATGTCACTAAAGTAGTGGTAGTCTACGTAGCCATGAAAATAACCGAGTATTTCATCTGAGCCTTGTCTAAGAGCGACTGCTACAAATACAGGACTTTTGGGCTGTAGGCTCATGGAGAGAAGCTGTCTTACTTTTTCTTCTTTGTAAGTGAATACGCTGTATCTAGAATTGTTGTGTAGCCATTTGGCTATCTTCAGTACAGCGGGGAGGTCTGTCTCTCTGAGCCGTCGAACATAGACGGTCATACGTACCTAGTTAAATAATTTAGTATGCAATCAGTATAGCACTTAGTTAATTGCTTTTCAAGAAGATTATGCTGCTTCTTCTACTTCTTCTTGTGCTAGACTTTTAGTCAGTAGTTCTACGAAGGCTTGCTTGCCTACGTTGAGTTGATCGAGATTAAATTGAGTAGTACCAATCTTACGATCCAAATCAGCAATGTGATTTACCATCATTTTTTGCTGATCTGTTAGGGACTCAGCGTCATATTCTTTGTCGTTGATGACAATGGTTTGCTTTTTTTCTGCCATTGTTTATCTCCTGTCTGTGGTTAAATTATTATTCCGCTGCCCAAGGTGTGCCAGTAGCTTCGGCTGTCTTACGGGCAACCTGTGCGTCTACTTTACCTTGGCGGTTTGCTTCGATACGAGCCTTTGCTTCGTCGGCTGTTTCCTCGCCTTCGATCAAGCTGTCGTACACCCAACCAAGCACTACGGCTTCTGTCAGGTCTTCATATGCAACAAAGTCTGCCGCCGTAGCATCAGGCTCTAGTCGCAATTTGCCACCTTCTACTGCCGTGCAGTCTGCGTGAGTATCGTCTTGTACACGACATTCCCAGTAGACTGTATTCACGCCACCAGTAGCGGTGTCTCGTTTCATATCATTTACTTTCCAAGTGATAGCCATTGTTTGTTTCTCCTTTATGGCTGGGGGTTAAAGCATATTTCTGTAGTAGCGAACTCTAGCGTTTTCGTAGTTGGCACTACTATTTGTAGTAGATTTAACTTGTAGGGTGCCAGAACTTCCTCCAGCAGAAACCCATTGAAAAGAAATTCCTTGCCCAGCGTAACTTGAGTCGGCTTGTATGGATACTTGTCCATCACCGAAGGCCCATGTTGCTGTAAACCAACAAACCGCGTGAGACCCGGGTCCGCCGATAAAAGCTGTCCCCGTGTAGCATTGGACTCCATCGGTTGTTAGAACATCGTCCCAACCTGTGTCTGGGACAAAATTAACAAGGTTTCCGCCCTGTGGGTTTTTTATAGCAACCGCGTTAGCTGACGCATCTACAAGGAAAATATCCGAAACGGCATCGCTCTCGACGCGGAAGTCGTTAAAGCCATGACCTCCTTCGTTAAATACTACACCATCATTTGATGTAATACGAAGTTGTTCGTATCTTCCGCCATTAGTATTACGGGTTTGAAATGCCATAAACCCTTCATGGCTGCTTGTACCAGATTGCACATACGTTATTGCGCCATCCGCATTATTGCTGCCTGAGTTGTTTGTAACACGGAAGCGAATGCCAATGCTTTCCCCCGCAGTGCCGCTGTTATTATTTTTCCATAACGACATACCGCCAGCGGTACTTTGACTATTTTGATCGTAAGCATCTACGGTTGCGCTATTGATTGTTAATGTTGTGTTGCTTCCTAATTGGCTTGCGGCACCAACACCGATCCAATCACTGCCGCCGTCTACAAAGAACATCTCAGAGTTGTTATTACTTTCGACACGGAAATTTACATCGTTACTAGCGTCATTAATTACGACAGACCCTTGATCCCATTCAATAACATCTACATCTCCTGCCCCACTAGTTCGTGCGCCAATATATCCCCGCACAACTGTGTTTGATGGAGCCTTCGTATACCAATAAG